ATGAGTGCGTGTAAACCATAGCTGGTTTGCTGTGGATTTACCGACTATACTTATTGTAACAGGAGGCGTTGTCATGACTTACGAAGAAATCGCTGAAATGCTGGAAGAAATGGGGCTGCCCTTTGCCTATCATCATTATGCAGAAGGCGAAAGTCCCGCACCGCCTTTTTTGCTGTTCTTATCTCCCGGAGAAAATACGTTTTCGGCAGACAATTTGGCATATTTCAGTTTCAAACAGCTGGACGTGGAATTGTACACGAACCGAAAGCAGCCGGAACTGGAAGAACAGGTGGAGGCAGTGCTTGCCCAGCATGAAATTTATTACACAAAAACAGAACTATTCATTGATTCGGAAGAATTGTATGAAGTACTCTATGAGATGGAGGTTTGATCTATATGGCAATGGAGAAAAACAAGGTAAAATTCGGTCTGAACAAAGTTCACTATGCAAAAATCACCTCTTATGATGAAGAAGGTGTGCCGACTTTTGCAAAGCCGGTTCGCATTCCCGGTGCAGTGTCGCTGTCTATCGATGCAGAAGGGGAAGCATCCAATTTTTACGCTGACGATGGTGTGTACTATGTCATCAACAACAACTCTGGTTACACTGGAGATCTTGAAATCGCATTGGTTCCGCTTGAATTTGCGACAGACATTCTCGGTGAGAAGCTGGATGAAAAGGGCGTTCTCACGGAAACCAATACCGCAGAAGTATCCCAGTTTGCACTGCTGTTTGAATTCAGTGGCGATAAGAATAAAATTCGGCACTGTCTGTTCTGCTGCTCTGCCTCTCGTCCCGCCACGGAATCCGCAACGATTGAAGACGAAAAGGAAGTTAAAACGGAAACGCTATCTTTGACCGCAACGGCGTTGAACAGTGGCTTGGTAAAAACTAAAACCTGTGAGAAAACGGATGCCGAGGTTTATGAGAATTGGTATAAGGCGGTATATATGCCCAATCTGGCTGCCGCTGTACAGAGTGGTAAGGCATCCGCAGCATCTGTGAAAGCGTAAGGAGAGTGCAGTATGGCAATTCAGAAGAACATCACCATTGATGGCATTGATGTGCCGTTTAAGGCAAGTGCAGCAGTTCCAAGGCTGTATCGTCTGAAATTTCGCAGAGATATTTATCAGGACTTTGCAGCACTGCAAAAGTCTGTGGGAGAAAATACAGAGAAATCTTCCGCACTGGACATTGAAAGCCTTGAGGTATTTGAGAACATCGCCTATATCATGGCAAAACACGCTGCTCCGGAGAATGTTCCTGATAATCCGGACGACTTTCTGGAACAGTTCAACACATTCAGCATCTATGAGATTTTGCCGCAGCTGATCGATCTCTGGGGTTTGAACGTAGAAACGCAGGTCCAGTCTAAAAAAAACATCGCCCGATTGACCGACCGATGACCACACCACTATTTTTGTTGCGGTGCGTTCAGCTTGGTTTGTCAATGGGCGATTTGGATTTTTTGACCATTGGTCTGGTGAATGATATGTTCACCGAACGAGAAAATGACGATTTCAAGTATGATTCTCTGGCAACGCAGGAGGATTTTGATGCGTTTTAACCTATATGATGTGTTTCCACAGCCATTCCTGCAATTGTCGGTCATCCATTTCACCGGCTGCAATTCCGAGAATCATTTGAATCAATTCATCGTCATCATATTCCACTTCAATATGATTCAGAGAAAGAAATACAAGCATTGTATGCGTGCCGATTCTTTTATTTCCATCTACAAACGCATGATTTTTTATCAAACTGTATCCAAGACGAGCTGCTTTTTCTATGATTGTCGGATATAATTCTGCATCATCAAACGTTTGGAAAGGTGCATTCAATGCCGAATCCAGAAGTCCTTCATCACGAATTTCCGCTGAGCCGCCTGATTCCTTCACCAGTTCTTTGTGAAGCAGCATTACCTGTTCCTTTGTGAGTCGTTTCATTTGGCAAGTTCCTCATAAACAGCAGCGTTGCGTTTCATCAGTTTTTTTGAAACAGAAAGCACTTCTTCATCCGATGCCGTTTCCGCTTCTTCTGTGTCTTCAATCATTCTGACTTCATAACGGGGCTTATTATTTTTGAAAATAACGGCCGTTCCATACCGGTCTACGATTCTTGTTACCATGGAAAAATTCTGATTTGCTTCTGTCATAGAAATAATTGTGTTTGTATCTATCATCATACGAACACCTCCTTGCTCTTATTATACCATATTGTTAGGATAAATTCAACCTATTTTTTGAAAAAGGCAGGTGACCCCCATGGCAAACCGCATCAAAGGCATCACCGTAGAAATCGGCGGCGATACCACCAAGCTATCCAAAGCCCTGGAAGGTGTCAATCGGGACATCAAGGGCACGCAGACGCAGCTGAAAGATGTCCAGAAACTGCTGAAGCTTGATCCCACCAACACGGAACTCCTATCCCAGAAGCATAAGCTCCTCGCCGATGCGGTATCTGCCACCAAAGAAAAGCTGGAAGTGCTGAAAACTGCCGCAGAACAGGCAAATACGGCTCTTGCAAATGGTGAGATTTCACAGCATCAGTATGATGCTCTACAGCGTGAAATCATCGAAACCGAAAACGAACTGAAACGCCTGACTACAGAAGCAAACAATTCTCACACCGCCTTGGAAAAGATGGGTGTTCTGGGTGAAACACTGCAGTCCGCCGGAGACAAGATTTCCGGTGTTGGACAAAAGCTGCTGCCCGTCACTGCCGGAGTCACAGCTCTGGGAACCATTGCCGTGAAAACCGGTGCGGATTTCGATTCTGCCATGTCAAAGGTGGCAGCTGTTTCGGGTGCGACCGGTTCAGAGATGGATGCTCTCCGGGAAAAAGCACGTGAAATGGGCAGCAAAACAAAATTTTCAGCGAGTGAAGCTGCGGAAGCCATGAACTACATGGCGATGGCAGGCTGGAAAACCAACGATATGCTCAGCGGTATCGAAGGCATCATGAATCTTGCTGCTGCTTCCGGTGAGGACTTGGCATCTACTTCAGACATTGTCACAGATGCTCTGACCGCTTTCGGTTTGTCTGCCTCGGACAGCGGACATTTTGCGGACATTCTGGCAGCTGCATCAAGCAATGCCAATACCAACGTCAGCATGATGGGTGAAACTTTCAAGTATGCCGCTCCGGTACTTGGCTCTTTGGGCTATTCTGCCGAAGACTCTGCCATTGCCATCGGACTGATGGCGAATGCCGGTATCAAATCCTCACAGGCTGGTACAGCACTGCGTGCTGCCATTACCAATCTGGCAAAGCCGACAGGCACGGTAGCAGCTGCCATGGAACGATACGGCATTTCTCTGACCGACAGTTCCGGCAAGATGTATTCTCTGCGGGAACTTATGGAACAACTCCGACAGAAATTAGGCGGTCTTTCTGAGGCAGAACAGGCACAGGCTGCTGCATCACTGTTTGGCAAAGAGGCCATGTCCGGTATGCTGGCGATCATCAACGGCTCCCCGGCGGACTTTGAAAAACTGTCCAATGCCATTGATACCTGTTCAGATACAGTAGACGGCTACAATGGCACGACTGAAAAAATGGCGGCAGTCATGCAGGATAACCTTGCCGGACAAGTGACCATCTTGAAGTCCCAGCTGGAAGAGTTGGCGATTTCCTTTTCTGATATTCTGATGCCCACCATTCGTTCTGTGGTTTCCCGCATTCAGGAACTGGTAGACAAGCTGAACCAGTTAGACCCACAGACCAAAGAAACCATTGCGAAAATTGCACTGGTGGCTGCTGCTCTGGGACCGATGCTGATCGCATTGGGAAAGACCATCTCCAGCGTGGGAACGGTCTTTTCCGCAGTGTCCAAACTGCCCGCCCTTTTCTCTGCTGTGCAGAGTGGCATCGGAGCCATTACCGGAGCGTTAGGCGTGTCCTTAGGTCCGCTGCTTGCCATTATCGCAGCTGTTGCTGCTCTGGTGGCTGCTTTTGTGCATCTCTGGAAAACCAATGACGAATTCAAAAGCAACATCATCGCCATCTGGGAGCAAATCAAAAGCACCTTTACCGGATTGACACAGGGCATCACTGATCGGTTAAATGCTCTGGGATTCGACTTTGAGAGTTTCACCGATGTGCTGAAAGCGGCGTGGGACGGGCTGTGCAATCTGCTGGCTCCCATTTTTGAAGGTGTCTTTCAGAATATTTCCAACATCTTTTCAGAGTTTACTGGCGTTCTTCTGGGGCTGCTGGATGTTCTGATCGGTCTGTTTACTGGTGACTGGGAACAGTGCTGGAATGGAATCAAGGGAATTTTCACATCTATCTGGGACTTCATTGTCAACACGTTCCGCAATATTATGAATACCCTGAAAGGCATTGCAGATGTGGTGCTGGGGTGGTTCGGAACAAGCTGGAACGAAGTCTGGACTTCCATCAAGACATTTTTTGTGGACACATGGAACAGCATCGCTTCCTTCTTCACGGGAATTGTTACCGGAATCCGGGACTTTTTCGTCAATACCTGGACATCCATTTCCAATACCTTCACCACCATTGTCACTGCCATTCAGACGGTGGCAACGACCGTATTTACAGCGATCCGGGATTTCTTCACTGCCATCTGGACTGGAATCTACAACTTTTTCAGCACGATTTTCAATGCCATTTACACTGTGGTTTCTACGGTATTTCAGGCGATTCATAACGTCATTACGACCGTTTGGAATGCCATTTATACCACCTTAGAACCGCTGATCACAGCATTCGGCTATCTGTTTCAGACGATTTTTGAAGCCATTCAGATCATTGTAGGCAGAGTGATGGATTGGATCTCGGAGAAGATCAGTGCCATTTGGAATGCGATCGTGGCGTTTTTAACACCCATTTTAGAGGGCATCCGAACTACCTTTGAAACCATCTGGAACGCCATCTCCAATACGATTTCCACGGTTTTGACGGCGATTCAAGATGTGGTGACTACGGTTTGGAATGCGGTGTCCGGTTTCATTTCGTCTGTCTTGTCAGCGATCTGGAACGTGGTTTCTTCCATCTGGAACAGCATCTCCGGCACGATTTCCAGTGTGATGAATGCCATCTTTTCTGTGGTATCGTCTATCTGGAATCAGATCAGTTCAGCGGTTTCCAATGTTCTGAACGCCATCCGATCGGTGGTATCTAACATCTGGAACAGCATCAAGAGTACGATTTCCAACGTGATGCAGAATATTTCTTCTACGGTGTCCAGCATCTGGGACAACATTCGTTCTGCAGTTTCTGATAAAATCAGCGGCATCCAGTCCACCATTCAAAATGGATTCGATGCCGCTGTGGGATATATCAAAGGATTGGCTTCCGATGCTTGGAACTGGGGACGGGACATCATTCAGGGAATCATTGATGGCATTCAGAGTGCCATCGGCTGGCTGGCGGACTGCGTCACCAATGTTGCCGATACCATTCGGGATTTCCTGCACTTCTCGGTTCCGGATAAAGGACCGTTGACAGATTACGAAAGCTGGATGCCGGACTTTATGAAAGGGCTGGCAGACGGTATTGACAAGAGCAAGAAGTATGTGGAAAAAGCCGTGGGCGGTGTGGCGAAAGCCATGCAGCTGACCATGGATTCTGATTTGAATTACAGCTTGCATGGAATCTCCGGAGCAATGCTGCCCGACAGTTCCGGTGGGACGGTGAACAATTATTACAATACGGATAACCGGAAAACGGTGAATCAGACGAATCAATCGCCGAAGGCACTGTCACGGTTGGAGATTTATCGGTTGACACGGAATGCGTTGAATGTGTAGATTGATAAACTGGAAGTTAACTAATGGATGCCATTTTATCAGTTGGCCATGATCTCCTAAGAGCCACATAGGAGATTAAAAAGTTTGCAAGCCAGCCAACTGGTACCGCAAGCCAGACAAAGGCAATGCCGAAACGTGGTGCACAGATTAGTGCAACGGACAGACGAATCGCAAGGTTCACCATGTTTGCAACGAGGAACGGACGCATAATTCCGAGACCGCGAAGGACTCCATCGGTTGCCATCTTGATACCCATGAAGATGAAAAAGTAACCAATCCACCTCATATAATCACCAGACACCTGATAGGCCAACGCCGTTCCGTCTTTTCCTAAGAACAGTGAGGAGATCTGCGTATGCATCGCTTCAATGGTCACAAACGCAATGGCCGCAAAGCACAGATCCAGCACCAGTACAGCATGGTAGCCTTTTTTGATACGATCAATTTTCTTTGCACCAAGATTCTGGGAAACATACGGCGAAACCGCATTGCCGATGGATACAAAGACCAATGAAAAAACATTTTCCACCCTCATCGTTGCTGCATACCCGGCGAGTGCCTGTGTACCGAAAGGATTTACCACTGCCTGCACGATCATCATACCGATGGACACTGTGGACTGCTGTAAAACCGACGGCACCGCAATGCGAAGCATAGAATACAGCTCCTGCCGTTCAAACCTATTAAAGGGGCTTTTATATTGCTG